GGCATCTGCTGCAAGGGTGGATCACTGTAGCTAAAACGATGGGAGCGAGCTCCCCCCGTTTCGCTACGAAACTGGTTGATGGATGGATGTACACGCCCATTGTGGGCATATTTAATGATGAATTTCTCTAGAAATTTATCAGCTATATCGTATGAATGTTTGATCTTATGGGCGGTGCGTGGAAACCAATGTTGATGGTTAGCCATGAAAATCTTATCAAAACTGGCTTGTCCATCCCCATAATGTTCTGTTGGCGCTGTTCTTGGGTACTGCAAGCCCAGGTTGTCAAACTGTGCTTGCATCCACCGGTTAGATCTTATCTCTTTTATTGATGCTCCTCGTTGCTTGAGGGACCTACTAAGTGTTGCACAGTCTTCTTCACATTGCTTTTTGATTTGAGCAGCGAGCCGGTGTGCTTTTGCTGTGTCAACCCGGATACCACGCTGCTTCATCTTTAATGTGATTGGCATAAGGTCACGTTCAACTTGGTATGCAATATCTAATCCTTCTTTCGTGATAAGAGGTCGTAATTTCGCTGCCAGTTTCAGCGTGCTGACCGCATCTTGCTCAGCGTATGGCCCGACAAATTCGGCCCCTAGTTCATGTAAATATTGCTTGACCTTATTATCAGGTATACCTCGATCTTTACATGATTCACGCAGCAGTGTTTCATCTTTACCGGTGATGCCTTGCCAGAGGCACAAATTATCCAAACTAAATGAAGACAGGTTTTCATCTATCATGGATGCCATGGCCATGGTGTCATCCACCTTGGCCGGTGGGGCTACTCCAAATACAGCTCCCAACCATCCGCAGTCGTAGGCAAAGTTGTGGAAGATGAATCTGGTTTGACTCTGTAAAAAACAAGCTTTGAGCCATCTTCGTATAACATCGTGATCGAAGTAATTTTTCCTGTCGTGTCTAATGGGGATATAAGTTGCTTGATCTCGCCAAGCAATAGAGATTCCGGATATAAAGCCAGGGTTCGGACTTTCTTTTTTTCCAGCATACTTGTAGAACCCCGGTCCGTTGCCTTCGGAGAGCGAGGCGTCGCACGTCTCTGTGTCAATTGCCACCTCAGTTTCTTGAGATAAGTCAGGTAAAGCAGTTGGAAGAGACCAACTGCTTTGTACCGCGAACAGGTTACCTTGGTCTAGGCTTGCTTTTGCTGTGCGTGTCATTTGAGGCTCTTTTTAAATTCGTCAACTTGCTCCTTGTTACCAACCATCCAATCAGGGGGACGAGGTATATCTATATTTATAGGTCTCCATATATGAAGACAGTTTTTTGCTCTACCACCCAGCAACGTTCCATCTATGTATTCAGCTTTAGGAACATGGAGTTGAAATGCTGTTTCATTTTTATTAAAGAATAAGTTCTTTATTTGTTCCATCTCTTCCCAAGTAGGAGTTCTGTGGTGATGAGATACACTTACATGGTCCCACCCATAACCTGATGTTGCAATGATAACTAAATTTCGAAATAGAAATACTCCGTAATCAGAGTCACCAACGGCACCATATATTCGAAGCTCATTAACAAGGCTTCTTATATGATCAAGCTCTTTCAAGTTCCTCATCATCATCCTCCAACCTGAGCCATCCAGTTTTACTCTCTAATATACCCTCACCAGTTTTGAGCCTCGCATAAATCCGCTCACCACATTCGGAGCAATAGTTCGGTAACCGGGGGTTGACATAGCAGAGTAGAGAGTGGCAGCACGGTGTTTCGATAAGACGGAATGGAACCTTTGTTAGACTGCCCATGGCAGTGTTGCCCCCTGGTTTTTGATGGCCCGCCACGCCTGCCAAATGGCCCGCCTGTACGTTCGGCTGGGGGTGGCGCTACCCCTGTAGCACCCCCGGCTAGCGCCCGCCAGCGCCCACCCTACAGCGTTTGAAGAAACTGTTTGGATCCAACAACGATCGCGATGTTACCGACCAGCACATCCGCATATGCTGCGAATGCTGCCTTGCCGCCACACATTGCCCAAAGAACTTGAGCAGGTTGGTTTACCGGCATATGCTTCAGCTTGCCTTCTTCATTACAGAATGCAATACACGGGCTCATTTCATAGGTGTTAAAATACGGTACTACTTCAATAGACCCACCCACGATTTCTTGCAGAGCTTCGAGTGTTGGTGTTTTCTTTATTGCTTTCTTTTTGATTTCGCCAGTCGGGTGTACGGCAATAAGCCAACGTTCATCAGACACAGTATGCTCCTTTGTTTAGCTGTAAAGCATTTTACCATAAATTAGTTATGATGCAAACTTTGAATGTTCTCCACCATCTTCTGGCGTGCCGGGGACATTAAGCTCTGCGTATAGTTTAGATACTAGCTCTTTATCGCGTGCCTCACCCAATATACGTGTCAGCCATTTGCGGGCATTTAATAAGTCTTCAAGATTTATGAATGTGCACATCTTATAAATGAACATTTGGTCATACTCATTTAACTGGTTAGCATCAGCAAATCGTAAAACCTCTTGTCTTATTGCAGATGGTTCCAGTAACCGTTTCGATATCTTATCAAACTGAATAACCGTTATCAGTTTGTCGAGGTAGTGTCGCGCCTTTTGTAGATCTTGTATTCCATTTTTCTTGCGATATCGTGACACGTACTTGGTTGCGTTCCCTGCAAAATAATCCATGCCAACCCGGGCAACAAGGTCCCAGTGCTGATACTGAGTTTGATAATGTGTCCCACCAAATTGTTCTTTATTCGGATCCATGTTTTTCTTCCCAACCGTTCGTATGCCACCAATCGGATAATGGTGGCATTAGTGTAAAGCGTTGCTGCGCAAAGAACAACCGTATACGTATCATCACATAGCGTACGACCGGTGGGCTCGGCTCTTGATCGTACAGAGCTCTTAGACACCGGTCAGCTACGATGAAGCCATGGCTGTTGCCAAGGTTCATTTCATCCATACCCCATTCAGCCATCTCAATAAGCTCGATTTGTTTAACAAGAATCTTATCCTCTTCTGTCAACACAACCGGTTGATAAGCATTCCAATATTGGAGTTGTCGGTAATATGATTTTTGTTCTATTAGATCCACTTGTTCTTTTAACATTGGGTTATCTTTCTTAACAGGATAAGGAAGATCCCCAGTGCTAATTTCACCAATATCGTGAAAGATCATGTGGTAAACCACATGCTCATCTGGTTGATGAGTAATAGAGAAATATATTCGTAATAGATTCCAACTATGTGATGCAACCGTTTGTGGTTGGATATGAGGCCAGACATGATATCGTTTAAGTTGTCCAGCGAGCCGAGTATCAAGATAGACAGGATCTGCACTAGTCATTTCGATCTCCTCACTATCCATGCAATACCAGCTTCTTGCCAGTCATCCGCCTTTACCATACCAAGAGCATCGTATGCACCCTGGAGATATTTATCTTTAAACCTTTGATGTGCCAAGGCCATAGGGACAACGGTGTCACGCAAAAATGAATTGACTATGGTACCATTATATCCGTCTGAACCAGACTGTATGATTTCGATACAATCTATAGTCTCCTTAATATCGTCATCTATATTAGCTTCATCATCTATTAACGGTTGTGTTTTTCCATATGGTGTATTATCAGATAATTGTTCTGATAAGAGATCTTCATTAGATATTCTAGATCCAAGCATATTGATATGGTGTTCATACAAGTGCAGGTTAGTGGTGACTTGCCAATACTCACCAAGACCTACCCCGATCTTACCGGCAAGGTACTCCTGTAATATTGGAAAATGAACTGCGTTAGCTCCACAGCAGCCCCAGATAACATCGTTGGACCGGTTGAACACTGTCATGTTGAGCCTTCCGTTAAGTATACGGAAGACTGCAACGAGGTTGCAGGGCTTAGCCGAATTGACGACAAGGTCACACCTACCGGCTCCCCACATCTGCAACACGGCTTGTCTCGTAGATGCGTCCTTACGCATCTGCGTAACAATTTCATCTAACTGGTCTATATCTTCTAAACCATATCGCCATCTATATCCGTAGGCATCCATAATAGTGCCATCTTCATTACCATATGTCTTACTGAAATCTTTGATGTATGGATCCAAAAACTTACCATCATCCCTACCGGCTAGCATCCATATAGCTTCCATTAAATGGAAAAATGGGTTGGCATCTCTGACCGGATTTAATAGGACATGTTGTTTAGGATACAGATAGTGGATAGTTACTGGACCAGGAGCTACGAAAGCTTTTCCTAGCCGGGTGTATTCTGTTCGTCCTTGAGCAAGAAGATATTGAACTGCTTTTGGTAAGGCATCTCTGACGTTAGTCGCTGTTATCACAAACATCTTTTCCTCCCACGATGTGCGCACCGCTCAGCCTTACGTCTAGTGGTGTTCCCCAGTCTATCGGTTGATATGTAGTCTCCTTTGCGATTTTTTCACCTGTTAGCTGATTGAATACATGGCTGATATATGGTTCTTTCATTGTTTCAACCAGTGTTTCTGCAATAGTCATAAATTCTCCTATAAATTTACTAGGAATCCAATATGCTCCTCTTACTGCGTATTGTGATATACGTTCCTTTTCTTTAATTAAATTAAAGAAACCTAAAGCATCAACATATGAAAATGCTGGGTTAGAACTTTTACTGACAAGAACTGCTGGACAATGTATCGTTGTAATCGCCAATAAATCATTAGTGAAATTTAATATGTCAGCATCTAATATCAGAGTATCGTCTAAAGAAATTTTGTTCATCACTTGAAGAGCCGTGTGTGCTGGACCTTTCGTATGTACCATCACTATCGCATTATTCATTTCTCCTATCCATTTAGGCGGAACACCGTACAATGTTTGTCCTCCCCAAAACTTAGGTGGAAGTGTCCAGAACACATGCTCCCACATAGGACAAGTATACCCGCGCCATTCAATATTGAGGAACGGCTTTGGTGTGGTGTATCCTTCTTCCTTAAAGCGGCGGCTTTCACCAGCAGCTAAAATGATTGCACGCATGATTCCAACTCCCCGGCTATCCGTATGGCCCACTTCCCCGCGCTAGTATTAGTCGTATCGCGCAGAGCGATACGCTTTAGACCCACCATACACCAGAACACTGCTCGTTTCAAAACTTCGTAGTCTTGTGCAAACTTTGGCCACAAGTATGGCTTATAGTCTACTCCACGCAATATTACTTCCCAACCCAACATAGACTGTAGCATCTTGGCATGGTCTATCGCACGAATGCTAGGTCGCATTAACCGGTGTGGTGGAATTGGGTCCGCAATGCGGATATATCCTTTTCTATTAGTCAGTGTATTATCAAGCGTTGCATCACCATGGATAAGACAGATGTCATCGTGCAATGCCCAGTCTGGCACAGTAACTCCAATTGTTGATAGGAGTTCTTGTCGCCATGATTCATCACCTATTTGTTTTGTGAATGGTGCATCTACTAGCGACCTATTCCATACATGGTCTGTCAACACTTTTTCCATTATACAAAGTGTGCGTTGATTATGCCATTGTGGAGTGAGATATTCCATTACATAGCTTGTATTGTTTAATGCGAATATCCGTGGGCATACATTTTCGCCCAGATGCATCATAAACACAGCTTGCTCATATGCAAAGTCTGCAGTATCAGTTTCTTTATGCACGGCCAGTGTCAATTTAGAATGAGTAAAACCGGCCATATCTACTTCATGACCATAAAGACATTCCGGTACATCAACTGGCGGGTATTCTTTTGAAATATACGATAGTATACGTAATGCTGATAAGAGATCACACTGATACACGGGACTTCACTCCATCTTCGAGTGCCTTTTGCCATTGGCAGATCACTTCAACTCGAGGAACTGAAGCTGTGTACTTCTTTTCAGTCGTAGACACATAGCCGGGATGTAATTCTGCTAGCTTCTTTGCATCAGCGTTAGAACGTTCAATAGTGCGTTCATCACTGGCACCACCAGAAGCATCAAACTCACGTTGGTCATTCACAGTATTGTGCCACACGGCATCAGGATAACCTTTACGAAGTAACTGCAATGTGACATCCATATCTTCTCTCGTCTCAATTCGCCCTAATTCACACTCTTTCAACACTACCGGTAAATAATAGCCGAGCGAATATTGCATTCTACCGGGTGATTTCCATCCTGCTTCTTTCAAAGTGTTGTTACCCTGACGTGGCCCAAAGCCCACGTGAGGGAACTCTGGCCCTAGTTTATCTTCAAGCCTTTGTATTTCATCTGCAAGCTGAACACCAGCAATTTCCTTCAAGTGCCAATCGGCATCACTCTTTCTGGTTGCAAACCTAAGATCATCGTCAAGCATGAGAATCTTATCATAACCCCGCTCAAGCCATTCAAAACAAATCCACTTGCGCTTTTGTGCTATGGTCCAAGTAGGGTCTGGCTGTGCCACCACTTCAATATCATCACGCAATGACGATAAACTGAATAATTCCTTTGGAGGACAAACAAGTGTCGTACGTTTGCGTGTATCCCCCGGTAAAAGCTGAAGCGTAAGCTGTTTAGCTGTACGCCCTCGTGTAGGAATTATGATACGCATTGCCATTGAAGCCTCCCCATATGTTATGCTAACACTAGATAAGACTGACCGCAAGTTGAACTATACTATACCCCCAAGTCTTTTTGCTGCTCTCCAATTATAACGTACATCCTTTTCATCTTTAGCTGTTACGATTGTCGGCCATAGGGCAAGTATCTTCGCTTGTTCTTGCTGATACCTTTCAAAACAACGCCAATCGCTACATCCACCGTTGGCATTATGAGTATCAGTCTTAGACCACTCAGTGCTAACAGCGGTCTTAATTCCACGTGTAAGAAACTGGAGGTGCATGTCATGCTCTTCATGCCCAAAGTCTAATCTGAATTTAGGCCACGGGCACGGCATGGTATCCCGGTTAAAGCCGAGCACTTG